TAACATTAAAGCTTCTTCTCTGGATATGTGATCTGGTACAGGAACATCTGCTGCCATTATGGGCCACCAATGATCTTCTTCTGGAGCATTAGTATCGGCCATAACTCCATACCATGTTGCTCCACCTTCTCTCATTGAGGGGAATCTTCCTACCCTCATAGTACAAGCATCTATAATTGATTTAGGTATTTCTCTAGCTTCATTAATCCATACACCAGTAAGTTCTAAAGATAGTAATTTCTTTACATCTTCTGGTCTATCAAGAGCTAGAAATAATACTTCTATATCTAAATCACCTTTTATTATTCTATGGGTATAAGGAACAGACCAGGCAAAATCTCCCCACACATCTTCAGGGAACCAATCTAACCATGTTTTAATTGTTGTTGTTTTTAATTGTGGATTTGTGTTTCTTATTACCGCCCACCTTGTTCTTCTTTTCCCTTCTCTATTCTTCTCTTGAAGTAATGCTCTACGAAATATTTCTATACAACAGGCAACTGATTTACCTGAACCAACTGGCCCTCTCATTCCTCTAAAGAAGTCATTAGACTTCATAAAGGTTTTTAAAGTTTGTCCTTCTGGTTTATATTGAAAATTAATCGACATTAGTACCTACATTAGTTTTAAGCATATTGTAGATAGTTTCCTCCCCAAGAGCTTCTACTAATTTATCAGCTTCATAATCAGTAATCATGTGTGTTGGATAATAACTTAAATGGGTTTTCTTAACTATTGTTCTTAAACGTCTTCTATCTTTAAGACTTAAAGAATTGAGGAATGACATTCAAACTGCCTTAATCTTTCTAATATATTTTTAAGTATTTCTTTTTCTGTACCAAACTTTTCTATAAAAGTTTTTTTTGACATATGAATTGAAAACTTGCCTTGATGATGGTCATAGCAAAGAGGAATAACTTCATAGTTGGAACTTTTTCTTCCCATTCCAACATTACCTTTTCCATTATTTCTAATATGGTGTAAGGAAGCAGGTCTTTCACAACAATAACATCCAAGACTTGCTACCTTATCCATATGGATTTTTTCAGCTTTTTTCATCTTTAGGCAGCAACTTCTTCTTCTGCCCTTTCCCTCTTTTCTTTTTCATACTTTTCTTTATCAATTGTTTCGTAAGTCGATCTGCAGCCATCAGGCGTAGCAGCACTTGCTTTTTGCATTGCATTAACATCGTTATCTGCTTGATATAAAATTTCTTTTTTGAGAACAAAACCTTCTTGATTATCCCAAATCTTGACTAAGTAATCCATGTTTATTTATCGCTTGGTATATTTAACCAAATATCATTCCAAAAATCTTGCCAGAATTTCTGAACTTGATCTTGATATTTCTTGGATTGTTCTGGTTGATCTTTTAAAAACTTTTCAACTTGAACTTTCCATTCCGCATAAGTTGGAATATCTAATTCTAATTTAAACATTTATCCTCCGTTGTTGATTGAAGGATCTTCTGTATATGATTGGTTATGAATGAAAACGCACTTAAATATTATTTCTTTTTCTTACTTTTAATTTTTCTATCCGAATGAGTCATAATTTTATTATCACCTTCTTTACTTTTTCCATATAACGCATCCATATAACCATATGTATATGAATCTTTTACTTTCAGAATATTTTGGTAAATACTAGGTTTTTTACGATTATGATATGCAGATTCAACTCCTGAAACATCTCTATCGTAAGGTTTATTTTCTTGAGATTGTATTGGTTTTTCTTTTGTTATTTGCTTCCAAACATTTTTTAATTTATTCTTTAATTTATCTGACATAACCAATGTCTAGCAACATATGCTATTTAAAAAAACGCACATTACTTCCCCTGTCTATTATAAGGTTTGAAATTCCTTTTCTTATCCTTATTCATTGAAGACTTCTTAGGTCTTCTCCTATTAATAGAAGTTTTCTTATACTTCTTTCCGTGAGGTTCATTCGTTAAGTTGAATTTTCTTTTTGCCATAAAACATATTAACGAACCTTTTGCAGATCCTAATTATTTGAGATCTGCGATACCGAACTAAAAACAACCCTTATCGTGTGTGTTACCCCACTAGTCATCTAACGATGGGTGTTTTTGCCCCCACCCCTCGTACCTCGTGGTGTGGACAAAGAGTCGGTAGTACCGACACTTTTTAAGTCAGGTCGATATTAACCTTAATGTCGCCTGTTACATTGTGAGCCACCTTGTCTGGTGCTCTCATCCCTACTCTATCGAGAATATCTCTGGAAGCTTCGAGCTGAACGTACTCAGATCTAGCTCCACTAGATAGGTCGATAAGTTTCCTACTCGCACTTACTGCTCCAAGGCCCAGAGTTTGTGCAATACGTGTTTGCATATAAGTCTGTACCTTTGGAATACGTAGGGCGCGAGAAGCACTTATACGTCCAGCTTCTTCACTTCCATTCGTTGAATATCCTGCCTTTTTAGAAGCTTCCTTAATGGTACAACCAGTTGCTACTATTGTATCCACTAATGCTCGTTGCTTATCTGTTAGTTCGTCTTTCATTACGTTATTCTATTCTACCCCTAACTGTTCGTAGTGGTAGAATTTCTCCTTGTCAAGAGTTATATTAGAACATTAGTGTATTGTGCTACGCACAACACCTCATATGGTAGGTACATCCTTCATTCGTCAAGATCTTTTAAAATACCACAAGTGGTTCACTCACTTTGCTCGTTATTTTAAAAGACTTACTCATTTCGGCTTGTACCTTCTTATGTCTGCCTTTGGCAGAAATAATAGCTGTCTAGGTTAGGAACCTACGGTTCCTCGTTCCTCACCTCCCTTGGTCTTGCTTTCGTCAGATGTTAAATAATTAACGAGATTAAACGCCCCTGCAAGGGCTTTATTTAACACTGACCTCGGCAAGACCTGTCAAGAACCTGCGGTTCTTAACGATCTCCCTTGGAACGATAACATTAGGATCTGAATAAGGAGTTGCCCCAGGCAACACTCTGTTACCCCATACGAGATTTATAATCGTGAGCTTGAAATAAAAGATATCTCCCTGTGGTCGATCTCTTTTATACAGCTCTACGATTTTAACCATTGCGATACTCATAATCGCAGGAACCTACGGTTCCTCTTGCCTTTGGCAATTCACCTCCTTGATAGGGGCGATTATTGCGTTTCTCATTATCTCTATGGGGCCCCCACACACACGGGATGTTCTCGCTTATATGCACGAGTTTGCCTCAATGAACATGCTCGTAAACGAGGAAAAGTGGTCGCACACAAGGTGCAACAACTTTTCGCATGTAATCATTGAGCTTTGCCTCGTGATGAATGCTCGACTAATCCCATGAGTGTTAAATGATATGGGTTAATTAAAGGAGTAAGTATGTACTTTTTAAGATGTAAGAGTAAAGAAACATTCGATCCAGTTCATAAATATCACTTTGATATGAATTGTATTAAGTGTAAATCAGAGCATAAAGTTTCAGTTAAAGGTTCTGATTTATTTCAATACAATCAAGGAAAATATATCCAAGATGCTTTTTCTTATATTTCTCAAGGTTTAAGAGAAATGATGATGAGTGGTATCTGTGATAAATGTTTCCAAGACATGTTTCCTGAAGAAGATGAATGGGAATGTGATATTGATTTAGGGGGTGTTCATGAACATTAATGATTTACTCGATTACTATTTAATTGCAAAAGATAGTAAAAATATCAAGAGAGTTGAAGAACTAGCAGTGAAAAGAGATGAAGCTGTTAGAAAGGGTGATGTTAGTGAGTTAGCTAACATTGACTCTGAGTTAAATAATATGGAAGGATCTTTATGATAAATAAATGGATAGCAATATTGAAAATATTGGTAGTTGCTGTTTTAATTATCGTTGGCTTCTACACAGGTATGTTAATTGCAATAATATTATCTCCGATTTTAATTGGTGGATTTTGTTGGTTAACATATAAAATTAATAATGAAACGAAAGGAAACAAATATGAGTGCTGAAACTTATAGAGACGATCCAGATTCAAGAATAACTAACATGGAAATGGTGTTAGATGAATCTGAGGGTAATATGATAGCTGGGGTTCAAACAGCTATTAGCAGTCTTATTACGCCATTTATTGAGTGTAAAGATTGGTCAAAAATCGCAGAATGGAATTTTGATAGTATCTATGGTGCTTTTTATAGACATTGTGAAATGTGTAATGCATCATTTGATAAGACTGTTGAGGCAACTAAAAAGGCTACAAGTGAAGATGTAGGAACTGAGATTTCTGCTAATGATCTTGAAAGGTTGTTGTTTAGAAACAAAGCCCAAAGACTTAATATTCGTAGAGCTGAAGTTATTGTAGAAACTTTAGCAAAAGAATATAAGAAAGTTTTTGGAAAGGACTATGTTCCTAAACCAAACAGAAAATCTGCTACTGACAAAGACAAAGTTAGTACAGCGAATAAACAATTCCTTAAAGATCAACTAAAAGAACAGTTGGTTAGTTAATTAAATTAAGCCCTCGTAGTAATTATTACTATGGGGGCTTTTTTTATCGTGTTTAGAATTATTCTAAAAAAACAAAGGGGCAAAAACAGTAGCTCGGTCGCCAACTTTGGTTGGCTCCCTCGCTTGGGGTTGCTGCCGAATGGTATTTAATTATGATTTTAAGATAATGGATCTGGGATCAGTAAGGAAGATCGAATATGGGTGAAACCAGAATACTGCCCACGCATGATAAGCGGAATCCACTGGTACTGATCCCTGATCCATTGCGGTATATTGCAATGTACTTGGTCAATTAAACTCGAGTAAGC